CTCGCGTCACCCTGCATGGTTCCTGAAGAGGGGAAATAATCCCCGATTCAAGACCAATCCCTCACCTAGTGACAGTGGAAATCCTTATGGCACAACGAGATAGATCGCGATCCACCACCATTGATGGTGGTATTAGATGGCAATCTGGTGCCCCAATTGCTTCTGTGCCGATCACAAATAGTTCGGAGAGTCTCACGGATTTTAATGATCCGGGAGACTGCCGTCCTATTAATGGTGCGTCATGGAAGTTTCTTGGTGGGATCATCAACCATCCGTTGGATACTGCAGGCACTGGATTCCAATCCTATGTCTGCGATATGCTTCGGTCTACGGTTGCTGGTCCCCATATTGGAAATCCCGATGGAATCCCAGGAGATGTGGCAGCGGCAACAACCGCTGCTGCTCGAACTAATCCGTCACGTCCATATGTTGACGTGCCGGTCGAGCTTCTCCAAATTGGTGAACTCTTCCACCTTATTCAGAAAAGATCGCAAGACCTTATTCGTGAGTTTGGTAGGGAGAACCTACGTTATCAATTCGGTATTAAACCCGTGGTTGAGGACGTAGTTAAGATGTTCAATTTCCAAGATCAAGTCGATAGACGGATCAAGGAGGTTGAGCGTCTTAAGACCCAAAAGGGACTTCGTAGGACGGTTACCGTCGGTATGGGTTCTCTAGCATCTGATGTCCTTTGGACTCAGCAGAGTAACGGGATATTCCTGTCTACTCGAGCTAGAGGTAACACGGTACGTACTAAGAGAGTTCATTGTCGGTGGACACCGACAGCTGATCTTTCAAAGATGTACACACCTACGGAAATGAGGCGTTTGATCCAGCGATGTGTATTAGGCCTAACGATCGATTTCTCGACTGTTTGGGAACTAATACCATGGAGCTGGCTCATTGACTGGGGTACAAACGTGGGGTCGTATTTATCGGCCTCACGAAATATTATTCCAGCCAGTCTGACAACATGTGTTGTCATGACACACACTCGTACGGAGTGGTCTGCCCCTGGTTTGTCGGGTACGAAGAATACTAAACCGTATTCTTTGGAACCGATACAAATAATCAGGGAAGGCAAAACTCGCACTACCGTATCGCCCTCTGTCACTGCCCAGTTCCCGTTTCTCAGCGGGAACCAGTTGGGCATTCTGGCCTCGTTAGCAGTAACGAAGGCTTAGAGCCCTAGTTACTGCCAATACGAACCAGAAAGGAGAATAAGCATGTTCGCGGATCCTCAAACCGTGACGGTGAATGCCGTTGCGCGAACTCTTATCAGGATCAATCAGGATCAGTACTCTTCCGAGTGGCTGCTCCGGTCGAACCTGGATGAGTTCCGCATGTACATTCGGAATTCAACTCGTACAGATAAAGCTCGTGGTGTGGCGATTGATCGCCATAACATCGAGCTTCGCTGGACGATATTTCCCGTCGCCCCCGCAACGCGGTCCTTTATTCGAAGGACCACGATTACGGTCGAGAACGAGCAGGGTGATACCCTGACCGATCCGGTCGGCGTCGCCGTCGGTCTCTGTAACTACCTGAGCGCAAGCTCGGGTGCTAACGTGACCAAGATGGTGAACTTCGAAAGCTAGAAATAGCCGGCGAAGTACCGTTACACACCCTTGAGAAAGGTGTGCAGCTAGTGTGATCCGTGGCTTGGATACCATTTCCGAAAGGAATAGGCATGAAAAGCCAGGTTAATGCTCTTCTCCATGTCATGGGCGGGATCTTTTCTGATCTCCGCTCAGCGTACCCGTCGATGAGGGGGTTGGATCTCGATTTCGAGTACCTGACCCTACTCAGTCGATCACGAGGTCTTGGGTTTTATACCCTTGATCTCCCGAATCTCGATTCTCTCCTTTTGGAGGGTCTCGAGACCGGACGTCTGCCTATTGAAGGTCCGCTCTCACGGGTGGTCTCCAGTAGGACCAATGTGCCGAGATTTCTCTCGGGACTATGGTTACGTGTGTTCGATATTAACGGTTGCTTAAGAACTGGAGTCGATTCTTTAGCCATCCTATTCTTGAGGCAAATTTCTTGCCTTGGGAAGAAGATAGCCACGGAATGCTCTTACGATCGCATACAAGCGACAATAGGAGAGTACCATGGAATCGAACGACAACTCCGGTCTCCCACCGTTAGGTGGGATTCCGACGACGTCGACTTCGACGACGGGGCAGACGATCGCCACCTTGGCGAGTCTACTGCCTTTTCTCATTCCGCTTATCCGCTCCCTCTGGAAGCCCAAGGCGAAAGCCCGGAAGCCCGAGTAAAGCGGAGACGCGAAAATGAGCGTCTCGAATATCTCCTCGACCGATGTCAGCAGGTTGCTGACCTGGTCGCTGATGCTATTGGTCATTTTGACTCGATGGACTTTTCAGAGTCCCGCGAGGCTGATGGCCTTGGCACAGGTCTTAAGCATGGTCCTGGAGCTGTTGCGGAACGTTTGGGAAATCACGAGAAATCGTTATTTCCAAATTGGCCGCATAAGCTCGATAATTATTTCCCGTTCGAGTTCGTCGGTAAAACGGCGAATTCGGACTTGGAGAGACCACTAAATCATGAAGTGGCGTCTCGCTTGATACAAGTACCAAAAACGGCTAAGGCTCCTCGCCTTATTGCCGCTGAGCCGACAGCACATCAGTACTGTCAGCAATTGGTATGGACTTTCCTTCAGGAGCGGATTGGCGAGCTCTTTATGGGCTCGTTTATCAACTTCCGTCGTCAAGATCTATCAAGTGAAATGGTTATCGAGTCTTCCCGAGATCGATCACTTGCTACGGTAGATTTATCGTCAGCAAGTGATCGTCTTACGTGCTGGACCGTGGAACGTGTCTTTCGAAGAAATTCTTCGTTACTGCACGCTCTGCACGCCGTACGTACGAGGTACACCAGAGATAATATCTCTGATGTCCCGAGCTTCTTGAAACTCAAGAAGTTTGCCTCGCAGGGTTCAGCTACCACTTTTCCAGTCCAGTCAATCGTCTTCTTAACGCTGGCCCTTGGGGTCAGTATTAGGGGACGAATCAACTGGTCCTCAATCTGGAAAATGTCAAACCAGG